AACAAGTTTGAGTTCTCAAAGAAAATAGACATACCAACGATTGTAGTAATAATAGGCATAGCCATAGCTGGTGTCTATAAAGTCTCTGAGATAGAGAGGGATGTAGCCTTAAACAGTCAAAGTATAGCAAATAATGCAGCTATTATTAAAGAGATGAAAACAGAGAGCCAAGCAATGTTTATGCGTATAGATAATAAACTAGATAAGATGATAGATATTATTCACCAATACCAAACTAACAAATGAAGGTAGACCTAAACATCATAGCACCTATAGCAGTAGTAGCTGCTGGAGTTATATTTGGTTATGGTGTACTTAGTGACAAGGTAGATAAGATAGACCCACTTGTTGGCTTGGCTGATGACAATATGAATAGTATAATAGTCCTAGAGACAAAGATGAACCTACTCATTACACCTCAAATGGAGATTGTACCTGACCCAAGAGCAGTAGGTAACTTCGAGAGAGTAAAGGCAGTAGTGGATGGAAGACTATCAGCATTAGAGAGAGAAGTGTTTACTAATGTACAACAGAAGGGGGACTAGATGATTAGTTTATTGACAAATATTGCACCTATTATATTAGGGTTTGTAATGAAACTAGTAGCCATAAAGTCTAAGGCTGCTGGTGATATGCAGAAGCTACAGATACAAGCATTAAACGCTAACGCTGAACAGATTAATTCAGCTAGAGCATTTTCAGAGAAGGAATCACCTTGGGCTGCTATGAACAGACGAGTGATTATCTTTGTATTACTAGGCATTATAGTATTTACACAGGTAGCACCAGTATTCTTAGATGTACCAACAGTTATTCCTACAATAATTAAAGGCACGAGTTTCTTAGGATTCGATATTACACCTGACAAGGTTGAATATATTACAGTTAAAGGAATGTTGAAACTAGATGAAGTCTTTAAGTGGACTACATTAATCGTTGAGTTCTATTTTGGGAGTCAATTAGCAAAAGGATAATATCTTGGGGGTATTATGTACAAAAGGGCGGTTGTCATACCTGACCAGCATTTCCCGATACACGATGAGAAGGCAGTTAAGGTAGTATTAAAGGCAATAAAATTTATAAAACCAGATGTATTTATTAATTTAGGCGATGTCGGGGAGTGGGAATCAGTTTCTGCTTGGAAGTATAAAGGAAAGAAATTACCTCCTTTAGAGTACCAAATGCCGTTAGTGGATGAAGAAATCAAAGCTGTTAATAAACAGATAGATAGATTTGATAAAGTTTTAAAAGAGGTTGGCTGTAAGGAGAAACATATACTTGCCGGTAATCATGATGAATGGCTAGATAGTTTTGGTGATAATCACCCTTACTTAAACGAGTATAATTTTAAAGATGCTTGTAGATGGGAAGATAGAGGCTATAAGTACAGAAGTTATAATGATGTATTAACCATAGGGAAATTAAGTTTTGTACACGGAGCTTACACAACAGTAAACCACGCTAAGAAACATTTAGAAAGTTATGGGACTAATTTAGTTTATGGGCATACGCATGATATACAAAGGTATTCTGGCACTAGTTTACATGATGGTGCTATTTCAGCTTGGAGTATGGGTTGTTTAAAAGATATGTCATCAAGTAAAAACAGATGGCTTAGAGGAAGGTTACATAACTGGAACCATTGTTTTGGGATTGTTACTTGGTTTGATGATGATAGTTTTCAATTAGAACCTATCGAAATTACTAATGGAAAATGCTCCGTATGGGGCAAGATAATTAAATAAGGAGTTATTATGTTAAGATACAATATACCACAGAAGAAAGAAGAGAAGCCAGCTAAGAAGAAGAAGTCTTCTAAGTAGTTGATTTTCCTAGAAAAAATAGTTTATAATACACAAAACGGAGACCTTCAATGACCTTTAGAGAATTAATAAATGAAGTATTAATCAGGTTGAGAGAAGACACCATTGCTACAGACTGGTCTGGTAATATCAATGATTCGTCTACAATAACTGACTATCAGAAAGTTATTGGCTCATTGATTAATGATTCTAAAAGAAATGTAGAAAGCTACCATGACTGGTTGGTTCTAAGAGAAACTGTGGATGTTACTACAGCTAATGGAACAAAGAATTATAACCTATCTTCTGGGCAAGAAATAAAGATAATAGATGTAATAAATCAGGCTACAGCCAATCGTTTAGTCCAAGTCAACCGACAGTACATGAACTCAGTAAAGTACCCCACAGAGGCTACTGGTGAACCCATGTACTATGCTTTTAATGGTGCTGACAGTTCTAACAATCTTAAAATTGATGTTACTCCTATTCCTACTTCTGTACAGACAATATCTTTTGACATAGTTAAGTATCAAGATGAGTTAAAAACCGCATCTACTGTTATTAAAATTCCAGATAAACCTGTTATGTTAGGTGCTTGGGCTAGAGCTATAGCAGAAAGAGGCGAAGATGGTGGAACTAATGTTAGCGTAGCAGCCGCTGAAACAAGTGATGCTATAGGTCAAGCTATTATGTTAGATAGTGGTAATGTTCAATTTGAAGCGGAGTGGTATGTCAGCTAATCTTACTTACAGACCTTTAGATGATATTGGTATTAATGGCCTTAATACACAAGCTAACCCAGCATCTTTAGATGCTAGCTGGCTTACGGATGCTACTAATGTCGTCTTAAGAGAAACAGGTAGAATATCTTTTAGAAAAGGATTAAAACAAAATGTATTGTCCAATACCTTTGGTGCTAGCTCCGCTGCTTTACCTATAGGAGCTGTTGCAGAGAACAAAGGGGATGATGCTATACTCGCTGCAATTGGCGGCAATATGTACACAGTTGATTTTACAACACCTAGTACACCTTGGACTAGTTCTTTCTCTACAGGGGCTTCCTCTTCTGATTGGCAGATGATTTCTTTTAAGAATGAAACATATTGTGTTCAGTCTGGAGCAGCTCCTGTTGAATATGATAATGGTACATGGTCCTTATTATCTGCTTCTACTGGTTATAACGCCCCAACTGGCGTGACTACTTTTGACCCTAGTTGTGGAATGGGTTACTATGGAAGGTTGTGGGTAGGTGGTATTACAGAAGAGAAGGATGTAATTTATTATTCAGACACTTTAAATGCCCATAAGTGGAGTTCGGGAGCTGCCGGTACTATAGATTTAAAAACTGTATGGGGTAGTGATGAGATTGTAGCCATAGCTCCTTTCTATGGACAGTTAGTTATTTTTGGTAAGAGAAATATTGTTATATATCAAGGAGTTACAGACCCTAATACAATGTCTCTAGTAGAAGTTATTAGAGGAATAGGATGTGCCTCAAGAGACACAGTACAAGCAGTTGGTGATGATTTATTATTCTTATCTAATACTGGTTTAAGGTCATTATCCAGAACTACAGAATTAGATAAAGTACCTTTAGTTGATTATTCAGTAAATATCAAAGATACTATAATAAGAAATACAGGACAAGATGTAAACTCTAAAGCTATCTACATAGAAAATGAGGGAGTTTATGTATTAATATTCCCTAACATTAATGTTACTTATGCTTTTGATATGAAACATTTAACCCCTAACAAAGTACCTAGAGTAACTAAATGGTCTTTCAATGGAACTAAGATACCGTCTAGTTTTGCATACACAGAGTCCAAGGGTTTGTTGATAGGACAGGAGGCGGGTTCTATTGCCACTTACGAGGGTTATTATGATAAAAACTATGTAAGTGCAGGGGTGTACACTAATGTGTCTTATACAGTCAATTTTAAGACTATATGGATTGACTTAGGTCAATCGGTAATTGCTTCTCTTTTAAAGAAAATGATAGCAGTATTTGAAGGAGGTTCAGGTTTAACTATAGGTGTACAGTGGTATAAAGACTTTGGAACAATACCTTCTAAATCTTCTACTTTTTCTCTTAATCCTGTGTCTTCTGGTATTTCTTACTTATTTGGGAGTGCTACGGCTTTATATGGAACAGCTAAATACGCACCTTATTATTCTCTGAAGGAGTACAGTGTACCGTTATCAGGCAGTGCTAAATACTTCCAACTAGAAGTAACAACAGAAACAAACGGTCAAGTAGCATCGCTACAAGATATGACTTTATTATTTAAACAAGGAAAAATACGATGAGTAATTATACAAGTTTTGCTGTTAATTGGAGTGGTAAGGATGCTTTATCGGATTCAGACCCAACTAAAATAATATCAGGTGCAGATTTTAATTCTGAGTTTACAGCAGTACAGACAGCAGTAAATACAAAAGCAGACACTAATGGAGATGCTAGTGAGGCATTTAGTGCTTCAACAGCCATCTCTGGGACTAATACAACACAGGTAGCTACAACAGCTTTTGTAACAGATGCTACTTCTAAAGCTACTATAGCGGATATTGTTTATCCAGTAGGTTCTTTATTCACAACAACAGCAGCTTACGCAGATTCAGCAGCTGTGGTTGCAGTAATAGGAGGAACAACTTGGTCATCATTCGGTGCTGGTAAAGTTCTAATAGGTGTAGATTCTGGTGATACAGACTTTGATACAGTAGAAGAAACAGGTGGTTCTAAGACTGCTGCACATACACTAACTGTAGCAGAGATGCCTTCACACGACCATAAAAATGGTGCGCCTAAAGACTGTGCTGCCCAACATCCTTATGGTTCTGCATCGGGAAGTGCTGTTTCCAGTTTCTGTGATACCAATGGCACAACTTCAACAAACGCTTTGACGGAGAATACTGGTGGTGGAGATGCACATAGTCACTCAACAGTACAACCTTACATAACAGTATATATGTGGAAGAGGATAGCATAATGAATATAAATAAAGGAGAAAGATAATGTGGGCTGAATTAGCACAATTAGGAGCAAGCTACATACAAGGTAAGGCTGCCTCTGACGCTTCAGAAGCGTCTCGTCTAGCGGGAGAGCAGTTGTGGAAACGCTCTCAGCCTTGGGATGTTGGAGGAATGTTTGGACAAGCAAAGTTTGATTCAGAAGGTAATAGGTTAGATTTTGAATTATCTGATGAGTGGAAACAACAATATGACCAACAACTTATGGATGCGGATGCTCAAAAAGCATATATCTCTGAGATGGAAGCAGACCCTATGGCTGCTGGACAGAAGTTCTATGAAATGCAGAAACAGTTATATGCTCCAGAACAAGAGAAAGACAGACTATCTTTAGAGAACAGGCTGTTAGGACAGGGTATGTTAGGTTCTACTGGAGGTGCTGGACAAACTGGAGCATTACGACAAGCACAAGGACAACAAGATTTACAAGCACAGTATGCTGGATTACAACAAGCACAATCAATGATTGATACTTACAGAGGGAGACAAGGTGCTGCGTTACAAGCTGCTCAGGGTATAGGGGCTTTAACTGAAGGATACGGAGATATGGGTGCTGGTATAGGACGAGGTTTATCTGTCGCTGCCGAAGCAGCAGCTAAAATAGCTTCAGATGCTGCTCAAGCAAAAGGTGCTACTATGAATACAATAGGTAAAAATGTAGGCAACCAATTTGGTGGATTGGTAAATAGAGGTGGTGGGTTTTTAGATTCTGGTAATTTCCCCAAGTTTGGGACTAACACAACTGGGGCCAAAACAGGTGGTTTATTATATGGACAATCACCAATGATGGATATTAAAGTTTAGAAAAGGAGATAAGATAATGGCATTTACACCAGCGGGTATGTTTTATTTAGGAGATGAGGACTTTGGACCGGGGATGGACAGGCTAGGAGCCGGTGTTCGTGGGATGCTGGGTACTCCTAATGAAGATGAAGCTATAAAGGCTTTGGCTAAGAAGTATGATGTTAATGATATGAGTCAAAGAGAGTCTTTCTTTGCAGCTGTTAGGGCTATTAATCCTCAAAAAGCTAATGAACTTATGAAAGAAGCTCAGGAGTTTGATAAGGCTAATCTAGGAATGGATTTGACCAAACAACAAATAGCATCCTCTATCACAGGACAGGAGTGGAACAAACAACAAATAGAAACTTCTAAAGATTCAAATAAAAGGAGTCAGAAAGAACATGAAAATGCAAATATAACATTTGAACAAACACAAAAAAAAGTGGCTGATATGAGAGCCCTTTTAAGCATCTCTGACCTTGCAACACCTGAGGGTAAAGACAAATACTATAAAGCCTTAGTAAAGATAGACCCAAGCGCTGCAGATGATTGGTTTGACGGTAATCAAACCTATACTTCCGCTCAAGCCGAAATTGCTAAAAACGCATCAATTTCAAAAATATTACAGCCCGTAAAAGGTGAATCCCCACAAGATGCGCTTATACGCCAGTCGCATGAGTTACTAAGGAACCGTCATTTTGAAGAAAGCAAAAATTTGCTCGAGGCGTATAATAGTTTATACCCAACAGACACAAGTGCCAATGCAATGA